AAAATTGAGCAAATTGAAAGGCAGTTAACCAAATGCCAAAACCCAAAATCGACAAAGTAAAGTTAAATCAAATGCTTAAGTCTGGCAAGTCACAGAAGGAAGTTGCTCAATTTTTCGGGGTTACAGCCGGCGCCGTCAGCAAGGCCACGAAAGAACTGCATCTCTGCGTGGTCAAAAACGTAGCTCTCGAAAATGCCGGACGTGTTGTTGACAAGAATCTTAATGCAGTGGACCAGCTTCAGAAGATCAACGATTACGCAAACGAGCTTCTTGATCTGCTCATGCGTTGGGGGCGTGGAGAGGATGAAGCCTTACAGATCCTTGAAAGTCAGGTTCGATATGTAAAGGTTAACGGAGAGGAAGAGCCTGTTAAAGAGTTTAAACTAAAAGACCCACGTGAGCTGGCACTAAAAGCTATGGCAGAGATCCGGGGTCAATTAAAGCTACAGTTGGAAATCTTTCAAACCTTGTACGATATGAAGGCAGTTGAGGAATTTCAAACGGAAGTCCTTACGGCCATAGGGGAAGCAAGCCCAGATGTTAGAAACACAATCATTAGTAAGCTCAATCAAAAGCGGGCTATACGATCAACTATTAAGTTCAATTGATCGAGAGTTCCGCGAACAAGACGCCTGCAAAGCTTACAGCGTTTACCAGGGTGATCCGGTTGGATTCGGCGAAGATGTCCTGGGCGAAACCTATACGGATGAAGTCAAAGTCCTGATGGAATCAGTACGGGACCATCCTGTAACGATAGCCAAGTCTGCTAATGCTACCGGCAAAACCCACGCGGCAGCTCGCATTGCTGCATGGTTTTATAAGGTTTTTGCTGAATGCCAGGTTTACACTGCAGCAGCTCCTCCGGAAAGTAATTTAAAAAAGCTGCTTTGGGGTGAAATAGGCAGTATTACAGAAAACCATCCCAAAGTTTTTAAGACAGATAATATAAAATCCCTGCACGTCGAACGATCAGCCCAAAACTTCATAACCGGCGTAACAATCCCCATGTCCGGTACTGCAACACAGAGAGAGGCTAAATTCAGCGGGAAGCATTCTCCCCACTTGCTTTTTATTGTCGATGAAGGCGATGCGGTGCCAGACGAGGTGTATAGGGGCATTGAATCATGTATGTCAGGCGGACATGCGCGCCTGCTTGTCATGTTCAACCCCAGAGCGGAAGCCGGTGAGGTTTACCGCATGGAAAGAGATGGTCGGGCAAACGTAGTCCACTTATCAGCTTTCAACCATCCGAATGTAATAAGCGGCAAGGATAATATTCACGGCGCCGTTAACCGTGAAACTACTGTGCGACGTATCAATGAATGGTGCAGGCCGTTAGCTCCCGGCGAACAGGTTGACGGTGAGTGCTTTGAACTCCCTTCATTCCTTGAAGGTTTAACGGCAAAAAGCCAAAGCGGTAAAACGTACGCGCCCTTAAGGGCAGGCTGGTATAAGATCATGGAGCCTGCTTTCAGCTATATGGTTCTTGGCCAATACCCTGCCCAGGGAAACACCCAGTTGATTTCAAGAGACTGGATATCGAAGGCAAGGGCGCGATGGGATTCATACGTATCTGAACATGGCGAGACTCCTCCGCGTTATACAAGCGCAACCATGGGGCTTGACGTTGGAGAATTTGGAACCGATGCAAACGTGGCCTGCTTCAAATATGGCGGTTACGTTGAGCGTTTAATCGTATGGAGCGGCGTGGATACTGTTAAAACCGGAGATAGAGCTACAGCGGAATATCAGGGCCGAGACGTTTCGAGGGTTAATGTTGATGCGACCGGCATAGGGGCAGGTGTAGCGCCTCATATGCAAAGAGGAGGCTGTTCAGCTCATCCGGTTATGGTGGCGTCATCCCCCACAGAATCAACAGAGATGGGCGAATTTAAGATATTAAGAGATCAGCTCTGGTGGTCATGCCGTGAGTGGTTGCGCACTGATACAGGCGCAATGCTGCCACCTGATGAGTTATTGATTGAGGAACTTGCGACACCGACCTATGAGGTCCAAAACGGCAAGATCCGCGTAATGAAAAAAGACACCATGAAAGAGCTGTTAAAACGATCACCGGACAGGGCAGATGCACTTTGTTTAACGTTTGCAACGCCGGATCTGCTATTTCCGAATCTGTAACATAGGAGGATTTATGTACAACGTTATTGAAGCAAGGAAATCGAAAAACCAGATCACCCACATAGTAGCCAAGCAGAACGGCGGCACTGAGTCTTTAAGATATTCAGCAATCAGAGGCGGGTTGAGCTGGCCTGCCGGCACAATGCCGGGTTACCACTGCATTCTTGCGGAAGATTTTATTTATTTTGACAGGGATGAAGGAGGGGATCAGCGCGGGAAACTTCACCTGCTATCAGAATACGAATATCCAGGCATGTCCATTGACGCGATGTTTGCCAAGCTGACAGATGATGTAACACAGCTTCATTGCGGCGAGGTATACGCTGACACTAAGGAAGAATATCAAGACTACCTGGAAGCGTACGAGAGTTATCGCTATGACAAAAAAGTCAGGCTCGGAAGACTGGATCAGGCCCCGTTCGCAGAGAATTTTCAATTAGGCATAGCTTTGATTACTGACTGGCTGAGAACCGGCAGACTGGTACTTCCTGAACAAAGCATTGTTCGAGAACAATTGAAACAAGTATCTAAGCAGGATCTGGACGAATCGCCGGAAAATAAATTCTACGCAATTAATGGATTGAGATTTGTCGTGGCTGCCTTTCATAAATTTAAGCCGGTTCGACATGGTGGAGCTTTTAAGAGCCGGCGAAGGTCTGCAATGGCCATATAATGCGAATGCGCCCCCGGGTTCCCTTATAGCCGACCTGGTTTCAAATAGCCGGTTAGTGGGGCATCACAAATAAGTAATAAATTTTAACCTTAACATTTAAAAACAAAGGAAAATATTATGAGTTACGGAATTTTACCGAGAGTAGGCTCGGCAGGCGGCTTTCAAGATAAAGCCAAAGGGTATTCGGATAGCGCCATACACGCAAGGTCTGCTATGCAACCGGGTAGCAGAACGGAGACAACAGGGCCTGGTAAGACAGTTGGCGGGGGGATGAAATCCGCTACCGGTATGGGTTTAGGCGGTTATATAGTAGGTAGTTCGATAGGAGCGGCAGGCGCAGGCGCTGGAGCCACGGCGGCAGAGATCGCAGCGGCAGGCGGCGCATCAGGTGGGCTATGGGGCCTTGGTATAGGCGCTGCAATAGGTTTAACCTCTTACTTTTTATCATAAGGAGAAAATATTATGCCATATTATAGAGATCCGGCAAACGAAATTTACGATACAGGAATGGATATAGCTCGCAGCCTTATGACCCTTCAGGATTTTCAGGGCAGACAGCAGGATCGGGCGATAAAACAAGAGGAACGTAAACATTTTGAGACAGCAGCCGGCATGTCTGTGGGAGAATATAAAGGCCGGCTTGCAGCGTCAAACTTGGTGAAAATAGCTGGAGAAAAGAACGTCGAAGAAGCTAAAAACAGATTTGGCGCTATGTCCGACACTGATGCTTTATCTTATGAACCAAGGACATATGCCGATCACATAGTTCTCGCAGATCGAATACAGGATATCCGGACAAATAAGGATAATCGAGCAGGAATAGAGGAAACCAACAAGAAAAAAGCTGCCGAAGCCTATAGTCTATCCTTGGCAGCATTCAAGGAAGCCCATGAGAAACATACAAGCGGGGATCCAAAAGGAGCGATTGACGGGCTGGTCAAGATCGGTCAAATAACCAACAATCCTTTCATTGTTAAACCAAACCCCGACGGTGAAACACTTACCTTGTATTTTACCAAAGATGGCGTTGAACAGCCGGGGAATGTGCTATCCATCCCGGAAGCCCTGAAAGTAGCCACCGATCATTTAAACGGGGAGGTGTTCTTCAGTGAGCACTTGCAAAACCGCGAGCGGAGGAGAGAATTAAACGAAAAGGCTGTGCTTGATCCTGTAACATTTACCAAAGGCGGCAAAACATTAAGAGCGATCAAAGAATTAGACCTTAACAGCAATAATATGCGGTGGTCTGTTTATGACGAAAATGGCGATTTGTATGGAGGTATGCCTATCAGCGATATAAATGATCTGCGGAAGCAGGGATGGAAACAGACCACAAAGAAGATCGAAAAGGTCTGGATTCATAATGCAGAGACGAACGTTAAAAGGCAAGTCATGCCTTTCGAAGCCGACCGCTTGGTATCCACAGGCAAATGGCAGCGCGGCCAGACTTACTCCTCAGACGCTGGAGCCCTCGAAACCCGACTGAACAAAAGGCAAGAATTAATTAGCTTGAGGCAGGATAAGGCAGGCTTGAAAAGGGAGATTTCTAAGATTAAATCCTTACCCGATCTTGATATTTATCGTAGTCAGAAAGCCGACCTGTCAATGCTTGAGGATGAACTGCAGGATCTTC